GAATATCTCAGAACAAAGATTAGTCTGTGTGACAGGCTCTTTGAACATACCTTGTCTGTTAATGTTATCAATAAAATGAATATAAATTCGACCTGTACCTACTCGTTCTTTAATCAGTTTATTAAAGATTTCAACTGCTGGTACAGTTTTCTTTCGTATTCCTCGTTTGTGTTCATATCTTAGATAAGCGGCATCAAAGTTTCTACTGTCTCCATAATGCTCGAACAATTCTGGAACTTCATCCGCAGAGAACAACGTGAAATCTTCTTTCTTCATCAATCGCTCAATGAATAAACTCGTAACTCCAATTGAATAATCAATGAACCTTGCTCGTGTAGTGTTAGAGCCTTGATTGTTCTTGTACTCAAGAACATCCATAATCTCCCAATTAAAAATAGGATAGTTAACTACAGTAGCACCAGTTCTCAATGAATTTTGTGTAAATTGCTTCGATACACTTTCAATTGCTTTAAGAATTGGTAATGCACCAGTGTGCTTTACAGTATTATTTTTAACTGGTGCCAAAACACCACGAACTGGTCCCATATCGATTCCAATACCAGCCCTCTGACTTGTCATCAAAGATGTAGCATATTCAGCCGCAAGAATTGATTCTGCATTGTCGCCCATCTTAATCTTACAACACGAACTGAACATTTTCAGTTGAGTACGAACACCAGAAATAACTGGAGTCGGCAAACTCATTTCATCATTCTTTAATGCTGTATAAAAATCTATAACTAATTGTGCCCTATTCTTTCCTTCATCTGCAAAGATAACCATAGGGATAATCATAAAGGTTTCTTGAGGCATTTCAACTAACCTGTCATCCTTTACGTCTTTGATTAGATACTTGGATTCTAATTGAACGACTGAGGCATATCCTCTGTGCATATCATTTTCATAATCCAAATGAGTACCTAATTGAATAATCTCTTCTTCAGTATACTTTTCCAAAATCTCTGGTGAATATAACTTTCGCTCTACGTGTCCTTTGATATATTCAAGAAACGGCATAGGTGAAATACTATTATATACCTGTTTTCGCATATTTGTAATAAGCAATCTTCCAGCAAAAATATCATAGTCAGGTGTCTCTGGCGAAATCTTTTCCGCCGCGGATTTAATTAAGGTTCGCTGAATGTCGTGGCTTGAAATCTTATTCACAATCTTGATTTGTGCCGATATCGCTGTATCTGATACCGATACGTTAAGTCCGTTGGAACACCATTCTAACATCTTGTGTATCTTATCAATATCTAGGAGTTCTAACGTCCCATCTCTTTTCCTTACTTGATTCTCACTTATTCCGACCATTTCGACTCCATAAACCCAAAAGGGATATCCGTGTTTTGATACCCGTATTAATTAATATTCCCATTTTCAAGGACTGCTATTCTGACTCAGTTAGTATTATACACTGTAACTGCGAGGCTGTCAACTATTTATATTTTACCTATCTGACTGCCTCGTAGCCATCAGACTCTTTTGCTCTTTTTTTCAAGGAAGAAGAACTGAATCTGTGGTCTCTCCTGTTATAAAAGACCTCGATACCTTCCAGTGTGTCTCCAGTGAACGGCTTATCTCTATAGTCCTCACCGATAAACCTTATATCAACTCGGTACAACTGAATCAAATCTATCAACTCTTCCTCAGTATTATATGGCACGATTTCGTCTACATATTTGACGGCACTCAGTTGAGTGAACCTTTCGACCATTGACTGGAGAGGAGATTTATTGACTGGATTAACATTCAGTCCTACTATCAACCACTCACAATTTTCCTTGGATTCTCTCAACATAGCAATATGCCCTGCGTGAAGCAAATCAAACGAGGAGCAAGTGAATCCTATTTTCTTCATAATTTACTCTCACAAATATAGTTATCGTTTCCAATTCGCTGGAGAGTATACCCCATTTCTTTATACAACATATCTGAAATCTTATCATAATTTGCGGGTCGCATCTTGTCCCTCGGCTTTGTCCATATTTCAATATACATTCTAGGTCTGTATTTTAGAATAGTTTCCATACCACCTAACAGAACTTGTTCTTCCCAACCTTCTACATCTATCTTAATGAAATCTATTTTAGGAAAATTGTAACTATCTAATGTTCGTGTTTCGATTGGTACCGTGGTTTTAGGTGACTGCCACAGTGGACTCATCAGCGTAGACATACCAGAATTATTGTCCTTTGTTGTCATCACCTTTTGACCAGCCTCATCGGACAATCCTATTTGATTTAACTTAACATTAAGTAATCCCTCACAATTCTTCTTATGGCATTCAATATGCTTAGGCATAGGTTCAAATGCGATAACCTCATCAAAATCATTTGCAAGTCGGCGTGTCCAAATACCAACGTGAGCGCCTATATCAAGGGCTCTATAACCTTTTGGTTTGATTTTGTTATATTCTCTTATCTCATATCCCTTACTCCAAAGACCAGACTTATCGTGTTCTGGAATAAAAATTCCTTTTTGTTCTCTCATCATACACGTACTCCCTTCTTGGTTGTAGATGTTAATTTCAATCCGTAGTTGTTATCACCTTTTGAAATTAAATCACCATCTGCATACTCTGGCTTGTATATCAACTTATTCTTTTTGAACGGGCCATAGTCGCAATAATGATGCCATCTTCCATACTTCCAAACTATTCTACAAACGTCTGGGTGCATATCCACGAGCATTTGGCTCTTCTTGATAGTTCCCTCAGCATTGTATCCAGTGTCTTTGAATGCTTCGTTATCAGTCGCCTCTGCGTGATAAAACTCTTCTGTATTACCACCAGCAACTGTTTGAGTAGCACATTTTCCTTGTAGAAAATGATTGAACTGAATTGTGCAATGCCCATCTTTCAGTATCCTCAGCGATAAATCAGTATCTTCGTTATATCTGCCACGCCATCTATGGACACCATCATTCTTGATTAAATTACAAGAATAGATTCGAGTGTTAGTTACATAGGGTGGATACTTCTGATTAGGTGCTATAAAGAACCTATACTGAAGACCTGCCATCTTGACGTTACTGTATCTATTACAGAAATCTTCACACGACCTAAACAATGCTCCATTTTCAACACGATATCTAAAGTTCTTTTGAAGTCGATAAAAATCAGCAATGTTATCATCCATAACCCAATGCCATTCTGTCTTCAAAATATCTTTTGAATGGTCCCAACACCAATTTCTCGCTCGACCTGGGCCATCTCCGTGATTAGAGAATGGCAGAATTAGTAACGTAGCATAGTCACTTAATCCAAAGTTAACAAGAGCCTTTTCATACGGTTCTTCATCTTGAGGCTCTATGGCGATATAGTGGTGTATCTTCATTCTTGACAACGACTTTGACGTTATCATCGAATCAGCCCGACCTTTACTAATTGTGTAAAGTGGATACTGCGGGTCGTGTTTTGTTACTGCTTGCACGTTGACTCCTTTAATTTCATAACATCTCCCAAAATTGCTTCTGCTAAATTGGCCGCTAATGTTCTGCCTTGATATGTATCATACATCAACAAACCACCAAATGATAAACAAGTTATTAAGACTAAACCAGACAAAAAATTGATAATTGTACTCATTTAAATCTCCCTTATCATAGTATCGTTTTTAATCTCCCAACGGCGTATAATGTTTAATAGTGCCGCTGAGAAGTAATCATCACTAGGCTTCTCATTTATAATTCTCAAGTGGAATATTATTTCTTGGTTGCTCCACTCTTCTAAAACTTGTTGCATATATTCTTCTGGCAAATCGTCTGAATTTTCACATTCAAAATGCTCATCAACTTGCTCTTGTACCCAACCATTTGCTTGTTCTTTTAGCCATCTAGTTAAATGGTCAGGTCGCTTAATAAAGAACTTGTCATCCATTTGGCTCCTATTTTTCTAAGATTTTATTACCTATAAAAGCCTCATCTGGCAATGAATAATGTGGTCCCATCGTTGCAAATATGAATAATAATGTTATTGTTACTACTATAGCCATCCACATTCTAAACATATTTTCCTTTCGTCACATAAAGTCACTTAATGAGGAATCAGTTGCAGATTCCAATGGTTTATAAACTCTTTTCCAATACTTAACATTCTTCATTTTACCATCTTTCTCAAAAATCTTCATTGCGTGAGGCCATTTCTTTTGAATATACCTCATTGCATCATAGTGTTCATCACTCTGATAATAATTTTTGATTCTATCAGAATCCCCATCGAACATACCAGTCCACACTATCCGTGTATCTTTGAGCGTTTTATCTGTCATTGATTTATTATCATATATCCATTCGGTTGACTGTCTGGTGTTGATACCTCGACTTAGGCATTCGTAAAGAAAGATAAGGTCTTCTGCAACACGTAAATGGGTAATATCAAGGTCATCAATAACTGGAGTTATCATTTTACCATCGTAGAACACGATAGAAAATACTCCTTTTGTGTCTGCATATTCTGTAGTGGATGGTGGTGACCAACAATCAGAACATCCTGCAATTCCAACTTCAGGCTCATCGAGCCAGTTACTGACTATATCAAACATATCTAGAATTTCGGATTGAGTAGCAGTTTGCTTGGATTTTTCCATATTCGACTTTCCAGTCCAATACTTTGCGTTCCTTTTTTTGATAATAAGGTCATCATCTGTAACACAATATTTGATTGGGCCAGCGTGTTTATGAATAAACAAACGGGTCTCTGCTAATTGAGTCCAAGTACCAACAATCTTTTCTGGGATTTCGAGATACTCGCAATCGTAATTATAGAGATGTCGTTCCGCAGGTTCGACAACCATAACAACTCTTTCCTTTAACTCATCGGGAAGA